GAATTGAGTCATTAGCCGCCAATTTGACGTATAATGACTGCTTTTGGCGACATTTGTGAAGTTCCAATAGACGCAAGTTTATTTCCTTAATCGTGCTGTCGGAGTATTGAGAGAATAGACTCTGTGGTGTGAGCAGAAGTGATAGAATCAGCAAATACTTTGTAAATAGAATCGTGCTTTTTTTCAATCTCATAGATTTCTCTGATTATGACTACTCTACTGGTATCAAGTGGGTATGTCGCAGTAGCTTTCGAGGTAGGGCGTGTTAACCACAAAGTCAATACCATGCCCAGCAACAACATCAGATTTAGCATCATAGAAAGGTTCAGCCGTTGCACTAACGACAATCTCGAAGTCTGTATCTGTAACATTTCGTTTAATTAAAGTAACAATATCTAAAATAATTCCTGCTGTGTCTGAAAGCACCTCAATAGTGTTAGAACCGCTCTCAAACTGCCTATCCATTACAAGCATAGCGAAGTTGTAACTAACTAATCTTGCCTCTGTGTTAAAAGTAAAGCCGTTAGGCACTAACCAAACTAAAGGATAGTATTTAACCTCTTCAACCGCAAAGTCAAATTCAGCTCCTACTGCGAACTTGCCCACCATTTTGTGTGCTTCCGCTTGAGTTTGGATGTGATTGATTATCTGATTTAACGTCATAAAGTTTGATTAGTTTCTTCTCGTTTTTTAATCGCCATTTATTTTTGAGGGAAGTCATAATTTTTAAAGCATTCGTCTTCTGTACCTGGTAAGTACATTCCTCCAAAGAAAGCCGTGTTACTTGGATGGATAACATCGAATCCACTACCAGGATTTAAGTACAATGGGTAAAGAGTCGGGTTTTCCTTTAGATAATCTCTTAATCTTTCAGCGTAGTATTCAGCCTTATCTCTGTATCTCTGTTCTATCAAAGTTAATTCACTTGGTGTGATAGGGTTAGCATTGTCTGCTGTCCTCGAAGATACGCTTTTATTTAAGAATTTAAATGTCATTGGAAGCATTGACTCCACCAATGTGTAGTATTTTAGACAAGGTGCAATATAAGAGTCTAAAAGTGTTGTATTATCAGCCGTCAACGTGCCATTAAATGCTTGGTCTTGTAACTGGTTGTAAATACCTGATCCGATTACATCTCTAACGTAAACCTCTTGAGCCTCTTTTATAGCAGACTTAAGGAGTTTATCATCAAGATTTTCGTTGATGGGTGTGTTGTCCTTTAAAAAGGATACGGATATAAAGTAAACGAAATTAGCCATTTTTTCTTCTTAATAATTGTGATTTCCAAATGTGACGGCAATAAGGTACATGAACAGCAGGAGAAGAGCCTTTAACGGTCATCCAACCGCCTCTACGCTTCCAAGCGTCATAACCAGGTATTCCGTATTCACGCTGTAAAACTAAACTGATTTGGTCAATATCCTCTCTTGAGTACACACGATTTAAAGCGATTAGTCTTCTGCAAAAGTCTCTCGAAGTTGGGATAACATCGCCTCCGCTGATGCCAGGTGCTTTCTCATAAGTGTAACGCACTACTAACTCTGTGTCAAGTCCTGACCTTCTTAAGTCCGTTCTACCTTCTTCTGATATGTTTAGAACAGCATCGTTAGGCACTATTCTTCCATCGTTTATCATTCGGTCAACAGCTTCAGCGATAAGTGCAGGATCTTCTTTGATGTTGTTAGCAAGGTCTTGCAAAGTAAGTTGGTTGTTACCTTGTAGAAATTGCAAAATAATCAATTCAAGAGCGGAAGCAAACTGCATTGGCACAGCCTCAAACATTTCAGCAGATTCACCGTACTTTGAGAACACTTCTAAATCTCTGTCATCGTCCCAGTTAAAAGGGTTTTCTGTAGAGCATGAACAAGATTGTTTAGAGAATTGCACCGTTTCAGTCATTCCCATCTCTTTACGAGCCTCCGCTTGAGAGATAATACCTTTTTCAAAAAGCATAACGTAGTCAAGTCCGATAGGAGGTTTATTCTTGGTTATAAGTTTAACAGGTGTGATATATTTAAAAATAGACGTTAACGCTCTATCCATTTGATTCTGACGTGGCTCAATGTAAGACGTTTGAAAAGCCTCGTACGCTTCTATAAGTTCACTTCTGCCGCCTAACTGACCTTCTGTCTTGATGCCAAACAACATTGGAGAAGTTACCCTGTGAGCCATTAAAATCTCTTGCTGTACGGTCTTATTTAAGATGTCAAACTGCTTATCGAAGTCTGATGGTGTAAGGTTGTTGACGATTGACGGAGTTTCGTTAGGATCATTAAACTGAATGATGATAGAACCTGCGTTATCCGTTCCGCTAAAATTCTCCTTAAAACGTCTCATCGTTTGACGAGCCTCTTCAGGAGTTGGAATGCCTTTGAAAAGTTGCAACAAGGTCTGTGCAGAGAAACCGCTTTTAATTGAGTTTAAGTGGAAATTGGCTATCTCTGTGTCAATCTCTATGTATTTAAGAGCTGACTGATATGGTGCAGTAGGGTACTCGCCTTGACCTGCTTTGTACAACTTAAAGTAAAAAAGTTGCTTATTTTCTCTGGTTAAAGGATTCCAACAATAGTAGTAAATTGGCTCTACTCTTCTATCGCTCCAATCTTCAGCATACCAATAGTGACCGTCAAGTGAATGACGCACATTTTGGAAAGGTAAATGATAGATTTCAGCTACGGAGGTTTTCGCCTTATTCCAAATAACTTCCAAAGCGAAGCCGTCAAAAAGTTCAAGGTCTGCTGCGATTTTACTTTTAACGTCATCAAAGGACTCGTAAGCGTTAATTGAGGCAAGTCTATCATTTGCTATGGTTAGTTGCTCTGTGCTGTTTGCTACTACCTCTGTTTTATCACCTGCGATGTATTCTGCTTTCTGCGTTACGATAGCACCGTGTTTTGGTGAACTATTAAACAAGTCAATCAGCATATTAGGATAACGATTATCCGCTCCGTAGGTGATATAGTTCTTTGCCTTATTCTCCTTGAAGATAGGGATTTTTGATTCAGCAAAGTTAATTCTTAAAAATTCAGTCATTTTCCTTGTCCTTTATATTTTTTGAACGATTCGTGTTTATTCTTATGTTTCTTGTGTCTGCCTAATTTCGCTTTAGGCTTTGCACTATGATTATTTTGCTGAACCTTTGCCAAAGTACTTCTCTATTAAAAGTGAGTCGTTAGCCTCGTGAATTTCAACTAAAACTTGCATTGCACTATCATGCACTTCTTGGCTTTCTTCTATCTGCACCTCAACTTTCTCTTCGATGGTTGGTCTTGTTGTAAGGGCTAAAATAACTACCAATAGCCCTAACGCTGCTAAAAATTTCATATCTTACCTAATTTTTTGTAAAGGGTTATTTCAGTAACTAACGCACTACACAATGAATCTTGCGTTTTTAGTTGCTTGGATAGTTTTTCGAGTTTTGCCTCGCATTCCAATAGTCGAGCCTCGCAGCGGTCATTAATGCTTTTAGATTGGTTTTCAGTTCGTATATACAACACGCTCACGACAACCAAGAGTAAAAACATAATTGCCTTACTTGGGTCGCTTTTAAACTCTTCAAAGGTTATTGGGAATTTCATATAAAGTCGGGTGATGGTGGTGGTGTGTACTCTGCTTGTGGTAGGTCAAGAATCCAAGACCATTCGGTTAATGCTATTTCTTCTTTGTCTTGGGATGAAAGAAAAATTGCATAATTATTTTCTAAATACTTTCCTGCACTAAAAAAATTAACATCGTTATAATATACCATATGGATGGTATGGTATTGCTCTTCGGTTAAAATATACACAATCATACTTGTCTATTTAATGTTGTTTGAAACGCTTGTACGGCAGTATAATAATTAGCAGACATTGTTGCTCCTAACGAATTGCCAATAAACGCAAATGCAATTCTATTGCTTGACCAATTTGCACCGCCACCTTGATTAGCCCCCAATATTATCTGATTCGTTGTTATTGTCGCTGCTACATTTGATGCTTTTGGGTTAGTACCTAAACTATTCCCATTTTTATAAAAATTAACATCCGTTGAATTTACTCTCTCTATTTGATAAAAGCCTTTATTTTCTGAATTAGATTCAGTAGTTGTGTTATTATCATTTACTTTTCCAATTAAATTATTGGAACTTCTTGGAAACAATTCAATTAATCCACCGCTTCCATCATTTGAAATTGCACAGCCGTTATTATTAATATTTGTATTTTGATAGATGCCCACACTACAATCATTTTTTTCACTACTTGGGAAAACCAGACTCGTAAATATATATGTATAGTATCCCCCTGGTGTTATCCCGAGGCTTGAATAAGCATTA